CAATCAGCGTCATCTTTTTCTTCTTGAACTTGCTCTGCAATTTCTTCTTCAACTGCATCTGCTTTGTGTTCAACTTCAGATTCGCCAGCGGCTACAGGTGCCTCATCTGGTACTTGGTTTGGTGTATCACGGTAGTAGTCTTCTAGTACGTCTTCTCTTTTACGAACAATCTTACCACCAGCACCTAGTTCATCACCACGTGCATTTACACGGGCATTTCCTACTGCTGGAGTCAGTTCGTTTTTTTGACGTAATAAATCCATGTCGACTGTTTTGCCTTGCATTGACTTATAAACTTTTCTACCAGTTTGTCTTACTGCCATAACGTTTCTCCTATTATGTACGTATTTATCTCAAGAACTCACGCCAGTCTAGTCCATATTGGATTGGATTTATCTTGTGTATTCCAATCGCATATAGCACATAACTAGCCACACTAGATCCTCTACCAACACCCCAAACTATTTTGTTATCTCGCATAAAGTCTACTAGATAAACCAAAAACTGTAATAATGGATACATATTACGTTTCTTAAATTCAACAAGTTCTTCTGAAACAACTTTCCATTCTGGAGATTTGATAGAAACTATCGTGCTTAGATATTCTTCAATATTTAATTTTTTGTATTTCTCAGGCATAAACCATTCATTTTGTAATATGCCATCAAATTCTGTTTTTTCAACGTTCATCTCTTGATATTCTTTTATTTGAATACCACCACGTAAATCTTCCATTATTTTATTGAACAGTTTTACCTCAGCAGTAGACTCTGCAAAAATGTTTCCAATTTTATTTGCATTACCTTTATAGATTAAATCTATAATATCGCGATCAGCGAACCGTGGCAAACCTAGATTATCTAACTTCATAATACTATTTTACTCGATATTGATTAATTTGTCAAGATCTAAATTGAGTTTTTGGCGTTGTTCTTTTTGGATACGTTCTCTAAGTTCCATTTTGTACATATCCAATAATTGTTGCATCTGTTGTTTTACTTCAGGATTTCTTTGTCTAAAATATTTTTTGGTTAATTCAGTAACCTTTTGTTCTAGTTCCTGATTACTATAGATGGATAGGTCGTCTTCAATTGGATGTAACATTATGAAAATATTCCGACGTATTTCGCGTAAACAACGGCACCGCCATCAACGGTAAAGAAATCAAATATCATTGGATTTTGATCATTAGTAATTGTAACAATACCCTTGTCTGCACTTGCACCTGATTTGTGTGGAAAGTCGTTGTCATACTTAACTGTGTTTCCAACATCAGTTGCCCAAGTAACTTCACGTGACGTTCCGTCATTTTTAAGTAGAATTCTTATTTCTCCTACTTTGTTATCAGCAGGCCAATCCGTAAGTGTAAGTGTAACATTACCACCAATAGTAAATTCTTGGTAATGTCCATTTGGAAAGTTAACGTTTTGAGAGTTGATTACTGTTCCAGAAGCAGGATGTAGTTTTTTAGTTGTATTAACAAAGTTTGCTCCACTTTGGTCAAAACCTAAAAAATTGTTTGCTTCATTCTTTTTTGCAGTATTAGTCTGGAGTGCTTCTATCTCTGACTTTGCCGCAGTAAAATTGCTTTTAATTGTACTAAAATTATCTCTAAAACCCTGCGAATCGTTATCCTGTCCCGCTACTGGGTATAAAGCATTAATACTAGCACTGTCTATATTACTTGCCATAATCTATCCTCTCAATGTATTTATCCACGTCTACACATTATATTCATAATTAGGAAACAGTATATATTGCTCATTACTGTTGCCTGTTGTACTGTCTATAATGTATCTATCTATATCAAAATTAATTTGTTTAAAGTTGAAATTGCTATTTTGGATTCTCAACAATATATCATCTGAGTATCCTGGTTTACAATAACATAATGGTAATGCAGTAACATAACCTATTTCTTGCACTGATGCCTCTTGTGCAGATCTCATCCAAAGTGGTAAAAAGTCTCTTTCAGTGAGTCCTAAACTTGCAATTTGTCCACGCATTGTTTCTGTATTAACAATATGTTTTCTTGGATTACTTGATTCACTTACTTTTACATTGCCACTGCTTACTTTTACAGTGTTTGCATTTTTTGGTCTAAATCTATATGGATCAGCAAGGTTACTTATAAATTTTTGTTCGGAAGTAACTTCACTACCGTTTGCTAGTGTAACTTTTATTGTTCCTGCGGTTGGTATTACAATAACACCCCCTCGTGTAACTATTTCTAAATTTGTTCCGTTGCTGGTAACTTGTATTGCAGTTTGTCCTTGTCCGGACAAAGTTACGATACTTTCTCCACTTCCTAAATTTGTGTTATCATCTTTGGATTCAAATCCAACACTATCAACAGTAAGTTTTCTAGCATTGCCTACACTGATGGTTGGTCTTATACTGCCTTTGGTTGGCATTGCAGGATCTATAACTTCAACATAAACTACTTCATACACTGTTGTATTAGTTCCTGGCTTGACTGCTATTGCAGTCTTAACTTGTCCTAAAGTGTAAGTTCTTCTTTTATGATGTTTTGCCGCCGCGGCAACATAATTTTTTACATCGGTTGTAATTATTCCTGCGTATGCTAACATTTTCAAATCTTTTTGTACTCCAAACTCTGGATCACCACTTCTATAAATGTATTCTGGAACAAATATGTTAGGATCACTTACAAATGTGTTAAAAACATTTCTTGTAGATTGTTTGATAAAAGGTTTAACATATAGATTACTATAAAGATTATCATCAGGATCTAAAATAGTAATTGTAAATTCTCTTGTAGTTTGACTAAATTTAAATCTGTCTTCTGCGTTCACAGTAAATTTGTAAACTTTATCTATTGTAGTAGTATTGTTATCAAACGTTGTTTCAGTACCTGACTTGTCTATTGTAGTAAGTCCTGCGTTTGTACCATCACCAAATTGTCTTACTTTACCTATTATTTCTCCTGATAAACTTAATGTAAGACCAGGTGGTAGTTTACCACTTTGTAAACTATATACAACCTTAGCATTGGGAACAGTTGTTGTTGCATTGACAAAGAACGTACTAATTAAGTTTGCATTTATAGTACCAAGGTTTGCCGCAGTTGTCCAATTGATAGTTGATTCTATCTCACCTAATAAACTTACTGTAAATGTTTTATCTTTAAAAGATTCTAGTGTGCTTTGTGAATCAAGCCTCTGTGCTCTGATTGTAAATTTGTATTGTTTTGTGACTGCAGGTTGATAAGGTACCCTTCCTGCTATTTCACCAGTTGATGTATCTAAACTTAATCCAGGTGGTAGTGTACTTGCACTGCCATCATCATTTAATGATCTTAATATGTAAGTTATTTTTCCTGCAACATTAGAAGGGTCTAATGTATCTAAATAAATTGTTAAAAAGTTATTTGCTCTTCTAAATCCTAAGTTAGCAGGAGTCAACCATATTGGTGTTCTGATGTATGTGTTATCAGCAGTAAACAATCCATTAGCAACCTGCATTATTGTATTGTCTGCTCTTAGATAATCATCACCAACTAGATAAATTTTAAAATCTCTTTTTGCTATTGTGTCACCGTCACTTACACTAACAGTAAATTCATAATATCTATTTAATTTTCTTGGACTTCTTGTAGCAATTCTGTCATCATATATTCTCATGTCATAAAAGAAACTGTCAAAACCATTTGCACTTCTTATTCCAAAATCAAAAGGAAATGTACCATAAACATTAGTATCATATCTACCACTGTTTGCAAATTTATCTAATGCAAGTATAGGTTCAACTACACCGGCTAATCTACCATCAGTTGTAAGTTGTATTCCTGGTGGTAAAGTTCCATCACCGTCTGCGATGAAATATTCTAAAACATCTCCAGCCGGTAAATCTGCATCGATGGCATTAAGTTGGAAATCTACAGGTGTGTTGTCTAGTATAAAATATTGTTTAGGATTTGCTGGTGCTAACATTCCTTCGTTGGTCACCCAAGTTGGACTATCCGGTCCTTCTATGATAGCAGATAAAGTACAGTCAGCAATAGCACCAGTTGACGTAGTTGCTCTAAGCACAAATCTACTTTGCGTAGTCCTTTCAACTTCAAAAGGAGTGCCAATAATACTAGTGCCTTCTATTCTTAAGCCTCCAGGTAAACTTCCTGAAATAACTTTGACTGTAGATATGGTAAAATTTGTGGTATTTAAAGGCAATGCTATGGTCGTGGAAACACGTTCAGCATACACACCTAATTCATGATTTGTTTTTACTGTCCAGATATTAGCCATAGTTTTTCCTAACTATGTATATTTATCGGTTATAGAGGATTGCTAATAGTACCTAAATCTAAGAGTCTTATTGATACGGTACTGTCTTCTTGTAAACCTGGTTGATCAATTAATCCAAACTCAATATCCTGATTATCTAATAACCAAGCAAACATATCGTTATATGACTTCGTAATTGTACCAAAGTTAAAACCAGCAATATCTCTTATGTCTTTGGAAAATACTTTTGCGTTTATATTATTTAGGTTAATTATTTGAAAGTTTTTTCCATCTAAGTTTGCACCTAATTCTGGTGATAAATCGCTTGAAAGTTCTGTTACACTATCTAATGTAACACCACCACCTGCTATTTTTGTATTTAGATTAGTACCACCTATAAATTTTAGTGTATCACCATCTGTGACTGTTTGAGTACCGTTGTCTGTTTCAACGTTAAGTGTTTGTAAGCCGCCTACACTATTAATAGTAATTGCATTACCATCGCTAGATAATGTTACATTACCACCGCCAATTAATTTTTTAAATTGCATTTCTGCACCATTTAATTGTGCAAAAACACCTTCACCACTTGCGCCTAAGTTTGCGCCTGTAGTTGCTTCAGGATTTCTAGCCGCCAATTCTGAAAAGTTGGCATTGACTTTAACAAAGGCTTCTCTTAAATCATCACCTGTGCCGTCGTTTGCTACTGTTCCTATATTAATTGTTTGTATTGCCATACTAATATTTATCCTCTAAATGTTCTATTGGTTCTTGGATATACTGCTCCAGAAGTTGGTCTATCTAGGTGCGTTATGTAAGGAAACGCACGACCATCAAAAGGTCTTAATTGTGGATAGAATGCGTATAAGTTAGGAGCACCATTTAATGCATTTGTATCTATGTAATCATTATTATTACCAGATGTGCTCGTACTGTCATAAAGTTGATCTGGTTTTGCCACACTTTGTAAAACTTTTTTCATTTGATCCTGATTTAGATTAGGATATCTTTCTGCTAAACAACAAAGTATTCCTGCAACTTGTGGACTTGCCATAGACGTTCCACTAATCCTACCTAAGTATCTAGAACTATTCCTAGTGTCGCCTACACCTGTGTTAGTGTAATAAGCACTTACAATATTATGTCCAGGCGCCCATACATCAACTCCAGGACCATGGTCACTAAAATATATTCTACTTTCTTGTGTAACACCTGTTTCTACCTGCGTTGCTCCTACTGTTATATTTGTAATGTTATGTGTTCCTCCACCTGCAACATTATCATTTGCAGTTGGTGATGTGCCTCTATGGTAATAATATTCTTGTCCTGGATATCTATCTTCCATCTTAAATGTATTATCCCAGTCAGGTCCTCCTGGCAAGTCGTGTTTCCAATAACCATTACCTGCCGCTCCACAGAATATTACTCCTGCTTGTTCTAAATCTTCTAAATCACTATCTAAGGCATTTACCCTTACTGGTATTCTTTGTCCAGATATAAATCCAAATCCTTGTAGTGTTGCAGAACTAAATGCTGACGTTGTTGTAGTTGTGTTTGCATTTTGTTCTACAATTAAATCTATTTGTGATGGATTTGCTTCTTTAAATTGATATTCATATCGTACTGTTGGTGAACCTAAAGAGCCTGAAGTTGTACTAGTTCCTTCGTAAACTAGTCTAAATATTCTACTACCAACAGATCCAGTTGCTCCATACCAAACTCTTTGAGCACTTCTATCTGCGGCTCCAACCATTATCTTAGGAAAGCCTGGATTTGTACTAGAAATATTTGTGCTATTAGTAGAACCGTTACCAAATGTTAGATAACTGTTTGTACCTAAGTAAACCTTACTATAATTCTGTGAAATGTAATTTACATTAAAAGGAATATCTATTTCCCAGAATCCATTATTATTAGTTCCTGTGGTTGGTGTTACTGATGCTGTCAATCCGTTTGTACTATCAATGCTTACCTGACCTAAATCAGCCGTTGTTGCTTGTGCAGTTGCTGGAGTGTATCCTACGATGGTTGCTTTCTTTTCACCTGCCACTGTTGGTGAAGTACCTAATGATGTGGTTGTGTTATATATTATATTGTAA